ATATATACTTGTGTCTCATTTTCAGCTGAAACGTCCTTAGAAGTCGTGTATGCAACCGTAGAGCCATCACCAGTAAACGTATCTGTATATATTTTTGAATAAACAGCTATAAAGTGTACAACTTCAACCTCTGATCCTAAAGGAACTCCTGTTGAAAATGTAACTACTGATCCGCTTGTTGTGTAATTACTTTTAGCTTGATATACCCCATCAATATATACCTGTGTATTACTTGATGCTGTTATATCTGATGATATTGTAAATGCTGTTTGGTTTGCTGTAGCGGTAAATACATTTCTTTCAATAGAAAGCTCTGTGCCACCCCCTCCTGATGCGGTTGAGGCTATTGTTACTTCTTGTGCATTATTTCTTGTGAGAGTTATATTAGTTCCCGCTGTAAGCTGTACAGTCGAATCTGTACCAGAACCAGCATCTAATAATATATCAACATTATCACCGTCTTGCGATGCACTTAATGTGTATGTGTCGCCCTGTGATCCGGTGCCAAACTTAACGTAGCTACCCATAAGCGAATGAGCACTACATTGGTAAAATAATATTGGGGGTGTTGATATGGAAGGTATTATTTGCGTATATGCACCAGAAGTTCCTGGGGTTCCATTTGTTGTTACGCCTGTCGTGTAAGATGTAGTTTTTGAGGCATCTTCATAAAATCTTAAAGGATGGCTATTATTAGAAGAATCTGATTGATCAAATTTATATGTGTTACCGGGAGTTAATTCAACATATGCTCCTTCAATATCATCTATAGTATATCCACTGGAACTACCATTGTTATATTCTGGGTGCGCGGCTGTTTTTGATACAACTTTAACCGTTAGCACTTGAGCAGAATCGCTATGTGCTATTGCACGATGTGCTGAAAGCTCTAATGGCGATTGAAATTTAATGCCCATATTTATTAATCTATTTTAGTAACCAATACTCTAATATCTCCTGAAGCAGGTGCAGCGGCAAAAGAAATTGTTGCTGTATCTACTGTTGTTCTTACCACATCTGCAAATACAGTATCATAAGAACTATTATCATATAGTTGTATTATAACATCTCTTGAATTTAAATTGTGTGTTACTGTTATTGATGTCGCTGATCCATCACCTATTGAAACGCTAAAACTTCTAGCTGCTAATCCAGCGGGAGTTACTACTTTTAATGTATCCGTACCAGCTAATGCTTCTGCTGCAGTGGCTAATTGAACAACACCTTTATTTGTTGTAGATGAATCTTCTGCATCTATTGTTATACTGCCCGCAGCATTTGTAATATCAATTCCTTCACCTGCCGTTATAGTAGCAAGTTGCATATCATTATTAGAGCTATTACCAATAAGTATTTGACCATCCGTTGGTGCAGCTCCGTCTATGCTTGTTATAGAACCAGATAAACTAATATTGTTTATATCTAAATTACCTTTAGTACCAGAAAATACTTCAGACGTATTTGTAGCCGATGTTAAAAAAGTAAAATCCCCGGTTGAATCATCAAACCCAAAAAATCCTAGTTTAGCGGTTGATCCATCGTGGTATCTAAATTCAATACCTCTATCTTTATTATCATCTGATGCAGGCGCAGTATCTCCTCCTAAAGTAAATACAGGGTCATCTACAGTTACAGTATTTGAATTTACCGTTGTAGTTGTTCCGTTAACTGTTAAATCCCCGGTAACCTCTAAGTCTCCAGAAGTCGTTACTGTAACATCAGTTGCGTCCCCAATTGTAACATCATTAGTAATAGCATTTAAGGTGGCTATTGCTGTTGCTGAATCAGTAACAAAATCATATATTTGATCCCCTGTGGCTAATCCTGTACCTCCATTTGTTATAGCAGCTGTTACGGTCGCAATACTAGGATTAGGACCATTTGGATCTGTTATTTGTAATGTTGTTGAGGTTGAAGTTACTACGCTTTTAATATCTCCTGAAGCATCAACAAATGATGTGCCGTCATAAAAATATAATTTATTATCTGTAGAATTATAATGAATTTGTCCTTCCTGAGGATTTGAGGGGGCTGTGGCTAATACATGGATCTTTGCATTTTGCAATTCATTTTTATTAAGATCTATGCTAGATAAATAATTTACTGCCATTTTTTGTTAGTTTAAATATGCTTTGCCTGAAAATGCAGAAGCAAACGTTAATGTTATTGAGCTATTACTATTATATGTTATTTCACCAATCACCACATTTTCTGAACTATCTACAACAGTTACGGAAGGAAATTTTTCCATCGTATGAGTAATATTCCATATTGTTGATGCTGAGGATTGATTAAAAATAGTTGTAGATGCATTAAAAACAGCATTACTTTGTATGTATCCTAATAAAGAATTTAAAGAATAATTTTTAGTAACACTACCATTTGCATCAGTTCCTATTAATTGATCGTTATCAGTTAATACTGTATCTTTTGTATAAGATGATATTCTAGCCATTTATCTGTGCATTTTGTTTCCGAAAACTTTTTCCACACCTCGCGATCCGAAATATCCTCCGATCACAATGGTGAGAAGACCGGTAATACTATCTAAAGGGTACCCCATATACCATCCTATAACATATGATATAACCAAAAAAACTAATACTAATGGACGCACGTTAGATGCTAGCCAGCTTCCTGATCTTGCATCAGCAACCCAACGTTTTGTTACGCCATCTATTTCTGCTCTTTCCATTTTTAATTTTTCAAGAGCAATTTCTTTGTCAGAATCTGACATATCAGATCCACCAATTATAGCTTGTATAACAGAACCAACAGGAGTGTCCCTCGCAATAGCCCCTACAACATTTGGAATTTTATTAAGTAAAAATTGTCCGACAGCCGTGTCT